TATTGAAAGCTGATTTTGTTGCAACAAAGAATTTACCATTTTTAGGATGATGACCAAAAACAATAGATGGAGAACCATCATATTTCATTGTGAGATTGGTGTTTTTATGACCACCAGTCATATGTGCATGAGCTTTCATCAAAGCAGCATGAGCATGTTCGAAACCTGCGTGGCCATGCATTAATGGTCTATCTTCTGCGTGATGAATATGTTTAAGTTCAGAACCCGATTCAGATTCTTCTGTTAAGAATGACTTAAATGATAACATAAAATTTCCTCTAGATTTGCAATACACTTTGATTGCCGGTCGCTTATTTATACAACTTTTTGGTTTATATTACTAAACCTATACCCATTGATTGAATTATTGGGTTAGATACATAGTGCTCTAATTATTCCATTTACTACCTTCAAAATCAAGCCAATAGGTCGACATTTTACCTTTTCCTTCTAGTAAATAAAATGGTAATGTGTGAACTAAAGCTCGACTGGATCCATAGTATAACAGTTCTTTAGGTCCTTTGTCAAGCGCAAAAGCAAAATGAGTGGTACCAGTATCACCACCTATGAAAATCTCTGCTTCCATGATATGTTGGATGTTTGCCATAAAGTCGGTACTATTGATCCATTCTTCACCATAATAGGCTGGTTCTCTAGAACAAATGATTTTGATATAGTCTTTATATTCTTCGGTACTATACTTCTCAATGAGATTCTTGAGTAATTCTCTTGGCCAGTTTCTCCATTGGTTGTATGGTGCATCAAACAAAGGAAATATCACAATTTTCTTTTGCATTGGTAAAACATTTGGTATTTTAACCAAGTCACCGGATATATCACGGAAGTCCCAAACATTCACTTTACGCCAAGGTAACGATTCTGTTCCTTCAAATGCAGAAAAATAATCTGTTATTGCAATTAAAAAAGAATGAAAGTCTTGAACATATTTTTCATTACTAATAGAACCTGGTTTCATGTGAAACCTAATTTTTGGATTATTATTGATTTTTCTTAAATGTTCAACAACATTACAGATAGCAATTAAATCACCATTACGAATGGTACCAAATGTTCCAGGTTCAATATTGATAATCATAGTAATGCCTGTAAATCATTTGCATGAACAAGTTTTCCTTTACGATTGAGATAGAAATGTTTTTCAAATACTTTTTGAATATCTTTACCTCCGTCCCAAGAAACATTGTCGCCACTTCTAAACTCTGGTTTCCAATCTTCTGCTTTCCAAACACAATACAAAGGAACATTACATAAGTCGGCCAACATACCAACACCAGTAAAGTTTGTGATAAAAGGTTTCTTTAGATTCTTAATGATGTATGCGTTCTCAAGCATTGGTCTATTGAAATCAATAAACTCACAATTGGTCAAGTGTGATAACACATGAGTTTCTCTACGGTCATCAATATTACCTACTGCCCATCTATCACCAACATAATATGCATCCTTCACTTCTATATCATATTCTGGAGTTTTGACAATAAAATCATCATCTACTTGAAACAGTATTCTATAATGGTCATTAATCCAATTTTCATAACGGCAAGTTTCAATTGGTCTATTTGGATCTTCTTTATCTTCTCTAGTCCAAGAACTTAATTGAATGAAATCGCCATATAGAAAAATCTCATTATCAAACTCAACAGAACTAAACAAATCTTGATACATTAGGAATTCTTTAATTCCGTTGAACTTTTTCATTTCACCTTTAATGATGAAATCAAACTTACCTAATTCTTTAGACAAACCAGATAATACTGGCATCGCATTAAGGAAATCACCTAGATTAGATGTGCAATTTAAATAGACTTTCATTCTGCAAAATTCCTAAAGGCAACAAACCAATCTTGATTTGATACAGGATGCAATTCAAATAATTCTGGTTTTTGTAGATAAGACATCAATAATAAAGTCTGGTCATCATCGATAAGATTGTTTTGTAAAAGTTCATTGGTAGAATGATGAACTAATTGTTCCAATACTGGCCACATCTTCTTGTCTGCAACAATACAAGGACCAGTAATGTGAACATCATTATTGGAAATTACATCTTCAATAAATGTTCCTTCTTGCCATTCTTTGAGATTAAAGAAGTGTATCTTTTCTTTATCGAATGGGTAACTCCAAAATTCAACACCATCGAGTGTATCTTCATCACGACAATAACCAAAATCCAACCAAGCAACAAGGTCAGTATCTACAACATTACTTTGAATTGCTTTATTGATAAATGATGATTTGAGGGCGTTCACAACAACATAGTTAGCGTTCCAGTATTCTGGATTTTTTACTTGCATAGGATTTATTTTTGCTTGATAAGTTGGATCTTTTTGGACCTTAGAAACTTCTTCACGCAACTTGACAAAACTATTATCAAAATCAAGTGTGAATATTTGTGTGGGTCTATTCTGTCTTAAAGATTTAATATCATCAACAAATTCTTTTGAGGTGAATACTACCATATCATTTTCGAGTTTGGCCATATAACCAAATCGTTGTAGATATGTTTCATTTGTTCTTTGTAGATAGTGTGGCAGGCCTTTGTCTGGTGACCATTCACCACGACCAATATCAAAGAAGGCTGTTACAATAGTAATATCGTTATTCATTTTTCCACCACAAATAAAAGGTTATTATACTCTAAATTTCTGTCTGTGTCAATAGTATAGTTTGTATAGTTGCCACAATATTTTTTATATTCTTCAATCCATTTTATATCATCAATATCTTCAATCACCGCAATACCACCTGGATTTAATTTTGGTAAATATAAATTTAAAAATCTAATGTGGCTTTCTAATGTATGGGGACCATCATCAATAATAATATCAAAATTTGGTAGTCTATCAACTAGTTGTTGTAAATATGCGTCCGATTCAATTAGGTGTATAGAGGAGATGCTTTGAACATTTTGTATGCATTGTTTAAATCTTTCATCAAAAGACGAACCAATGTCTAATCCGTAGATTTTGGCATTTTCAAAGTAATCATTCCACAACAATAAACTTCCACCAGAAGCAACACCAATTTCTAATAGTGTGATTTCTTTATCTTTATATTTTGAAAATTTATCACTATAAAATTTACTGATATAGTGGTGATTTGGATATTCTTTGTCGGTGTCCAAATATTTTTTTTGGTTTAAATCATATAATTCTAATAATGTCATACCCAATAATATTTCTTATAATTATTTACAATTTCAATATGAATGGGTTGACTATTAACAAAATCATCATAATCATAACCATCGTTTGTGTGATGGTGTGTATCTGTCATATAAGGATTGGCAGTGTAATCTTTTCCACATAACATATAATAAACTACCATGTAACAATCCATGTAACCCAATGGACTGTATTGTTGTTGAAAAGTATCATGGTTCTTTTTAAACCATTCAGTCACTCTATCATAATTTTCTAAGAATGTTGATATTTTAAAAATTGAACCTCCCCCACAACCATATTGGTTGGTTAAAGGTCTTTTACCTGAGAACTCTGTAATGCTATCAATGATATTATCAGGAATAACATTACCAATTTTAATATCATGTCCTGCCATTTCCCATGAATCATCAACAGTTATTTGTTTTCTAATCCAAACATCATCTTCTACCATCATAATATGTGAAGTATTTGCTTGAGAACAAATTTCTTTAAATCTTCTCAACCATTCTAGTGTTTTATGGGAATCGTAACTTGGGTATCCTAATCGTTCATTAAATTTTTTAAATTTGCAATTATTGATTGTGGCCAAATAATAAAAATCGTCTGCTGCATCAGAACCAATAAAATAAAAAGCATCATGGTGATACTTTCTGATATTTTTCATAATGTTTTTTGTTGCTTCTTTTTTACCTGGTGTTGTGAGGTGTGAAAAAGAAATATTAGCCATTACATTAACCTATCTTTCCAAGTTTTAGGAGTTTTTTCGTTGATAATCTCTAAAGGATAAGAATAATCAAATTCTCTAGGACCTTTTCGTTTAATATATGCAACTGTTTCTTGGATGGATTTTTCCAATACAGTTTTGGTTTCATAACCTAATAACCAACGAGCTTTGTCAGCAGAACAGTCTGCATGTTTAACTTCTCTAGGCCTGTCCGCCACATGGATTGCCTCACCTTCATAATCACATTCTTTAGCAACCAATACTGCCAAATCTTTGATTGTGATTGAACCATCATCGGGACCAATATTGATAATTTCACCAACAACTTTAGGATCCAATGCCATTTTTTCTAAACAACTTACACAATCAGCAACATAAGAGAAACAACGAGTTTGATTACCGTCACCATAGATAATTGATGGTAAACCACGAAGATTGCGATTCGCCATGATACTCATTACATTACGAAATGGGTCATCAAATCTTTGGCGAGGACCAACAATGTTATGTGGCACAGCAATATTCCATTCCATACCATGAGTTTCAGCAAGAATCTTTAATACTTCTTCACCAGCAACTTTAGCAACACCGTATGGGTCTACAGGTTGTGGTGTCATTTCTTCGGTAAATGGATGTGGTTGATTACCATATCGTGCCATTGAAGTGCAATAGACGAATCGTTTTGCTTTAACTTGAACCGCAGCAGAAATAGTCGAAACAGAAGCTTCGAAAATGTTTTTTGTAATAAAACTTGGAGAGAATACAGAAAGACCTTCGTGTGCTGTAGCAGCAGTATGAACAACGATATCACAACCTTTCATGATGTGTGCCATTGTTTCATTATCACAA